AACTGTTACAAACGCTCAGTTGTCTAACAGCTCGCTGACTGTTGGTACAACAAACATTGTTCTTGGCGCTACAGCCTCCACCTTGGGTGGTTTGACATCTGTAGCTGTTACGCAAGATCCAACGACTAACTTGCAAGTTGCAACAAAACAGTACGTTGATGGACTGGTTACGCAGGGCATCTCATACCATGATCCTGTCTACGTTGAGTCACCCAATACGGTTGGCAACCTAACCGCAACTTACAACAACGGCGCGTCTGGTGTTGGCGCTACTTTGACCAATGCAGGCACTCAGGCGGCTTTGACCATTGACGGTGTTCTGACAACCGTTGGTATGCGTGTGTTGATTTACAACCAAACAGCCCAAGCTGAGAACGGTGTGTACACCGTAACCACCGTTGGTACAGTTTCAACCAATTGGGTTCTGACTCGCGCAACTGATGCAAACACTTACGGTCTTCGTGATCCCAATTCTCTAGGCTATAACGACGCTTTCTTTGTTCAGGCTGGTAGCACAGGGGCTGGTGAGACGTACGTCTGTACGACAACAGGTGTGATCACCTTTGGTACAACAGCTATTACGTTTGCTCAGATCTCTTCAGCTCAGGTTTACACAGCAGGCAACGGTTTAACGCTGACAGGAACTCAATTTGCTTTGACCGCTCCAGTGACTGCTGTAAATGGCGGAACTGGTCAGACTTCATACACCACTGGTGATCTGCTGTATGCGTCAAACTCTACGACGTTGACTAAACGAGCTATTGGCACGGAAGGCTATGCCTTGAGGGTAACTAGCGGCGTTCCAGATTGGCAATTGCTCTCCACTGGCTTCCCTGTCACATTGCATTCTGGCGTAACAGTAGTTGATGTTCCAATTGCAAATGGTTTCTTCCCTGTGCTGTTGCACAATGGGGTTACCAGCGTCAACGTAACCTGCTTCTGAGGATTAAAAAATGGCATCCAAATACTCACTTGTTCTCAGCGGAACGTCCGTACAGGAGCTCCAGATTGGCGACACCTTAAACCTGTCCCAAGCGGACAGTCTGTCGTTGACTTCTGGCGTGACGGGCGTCCTTCCAACCGCAAATGGCGGAACCAATTTGTCCACGTTTACCGCCAACGGGGTCATATACGCTTCGAGCACCAGCGCACTGGCTCAATCGGCAAATCTTTCCTATAATTCGTCAACGAGTGTGTTGACGGTTGGGACAGGCATAACTGGCGGCATCTCTGGAGGAACCTTCTAATGGCGGCAACGAATTTCACCCCTATTTCGCTGTACTACAGCACTACAGCGACGACAGTCCCGTCCTCTGGCAATTTGGTCAGTGGTGAGCTGGCTTTGAACATTGCCAATGCGGACATGAGTGTTTACACAAAAAATGCTTCTGGCACTGTTAAGCTTTTGTTCAACAACCCTGCGGCGTTAAAGTATCCAACGACGGACGGTTCAGCAACTCAAGCAATTGTGACGGACGGTGCAGGTAATTTGTCGTTTGGTACCGCTGGTATTTCAACTGGTAAAGCCATTGCGATGGCAATGATTTTTGGATTCTAAGGAGCGATAAACATGGCAAATCCTAATATTGTCAACGTCACAAGTATTTATGGGAATGTGGCGTATGTCACTCCTAGTGCTACGAGTGTCTCGACTGCATGGACTTACAACGGCACTACGGCGTTGACTGGTCTTACACCTGCTGTTGGCACGGTCAATCGTGTCACTAGCATTGTTGTGGCTAACGTCACTTCATCTGCGGCAAACTGCACAGTACAGATTTCAAACAATCCCACGTTTGCTTCTGGCACTGCATATAGCATTGCGTATCAGATCAGTGTGCCTCCAAACGCATCATTGATTGTGACTGATAAGACCTCATCGTTTTATGTGACTGAAAACCAGTCTGTAGGCGTGATCTCTGGAACAGCCAGCGCATTGGTTTATACAGCCACATTTGAAGCAATCACATCTTAATAGGAGGCTTTTATGTCTCTTACGAAAGTTGGTGGGATTCTCTCTGCTGGTTTGACTGGCATTAACTACCCTGTCACAGCGGTGGAATACCTTGTCGTGGCTGGCGGGGGTTCTGGTGCTGGAGTTACTGGCGATACCAATGGATGCGGTGGTGGAGGTGCTGGTGGTCTTTTATCGGCTACTGGTTACGCTGTAACAATAGGTTCTGCAATTACTGTAACTGTTGGAGGTGGTGCGGCTGGTTCTACAAGTGTTGGCGCACAAGGTACAAATTCAAGCATTGCTGGCGTAACAACTATTACGGCAACAGGCGGTGGAGGCGGTGGTCGTTATAACGATTCTGGCGGTGCTGGTGGCAATGGCGGTTCTGGCGGCGGCGGTGGTAGCAACGGTACAAGAGGAACTGGAACGGCTGGACAAGGTTTTGATGGTGGCTCTGCTTCAAGCGGTACAAATGGTGGTGGTGGCGGTGGCGGCTCTGGAAGCATTGGAATTGCTTTAACAGGTGCATCTGTAATACCCGCAGGGAATGGCGGCACAGGAACCGCATCTTCTATTTCTGGCGCACAAATATTTTATGCGGGTGGCGGCGGCGGCGGCTCTTACTCTACAACTGGTGGATTAGGTGCGGCTGGTGGCGGTAATGGTGGTGCGTATGTCTCATCTACTGAATCTTCACCAACAACTGGATTAAATAATTCTGGCGGTGGCGGTGGAGGTGTTGCTGGTAGGTCTAGTAAATCAGGTGGCAACGGCGGCTCAGGCATCGTAGTCATCCGTTACCCATCTTACTTAGCCCCTGCTACATCAACCACAGGCTCACCAGAAACATACACAACAGGCGGCTGGCGTGTGTATAAGTTTGTAGCATCTGGAACAATTACATTCTGAGGATATATGGCACAAGGTCTTTTTACACTCAGACAAGTTAACCAAGCCATTCGTCAAGGCGCATGGTCAGCATTTAATCCACCTCAATTTGTAGAGTACCTTTGCGTTGCTGGTGGTGCAGGGGGTGGGTCATCTCTTGGCGGTGGCGGGGGCGCTGGTGGTTTATTAACCGGCATGGTTCCTGTTGTGGCTGGCTCCTCATATACGGTTACTGTCGGTGCTGGTGGCAGTAGCAATGCTAATGGGGTTAACTCTGTGTTTGGATCAATTACTACTGTTGGTGGTGGTACTGGTGGCAATTACAATGGCGGTAATGGTAGTGCTGGCGGTTCTGGCGGTGGTGGTGGTACATATGAAACTCCTGCCGCTTCACCAACAGTTGCTGGCGCAGGAATATTAGGTCAAGGAAATTCTGGCGGCCTTGGAAAAAAATATACAACTTTGTATGCTAGTGGGGGTGGCGGAGGTGCTGGGACTGTTGGTTTATCAACATCCCCTACTGGCGATTTTGGCGGTAATGGGGGCGCAGGTATTGCTTCTGCAATTAGCGGAACTGTTACAACCTATGCTGGAGGTGGCGGCGGTAGCGCTCAATACAGTACGGCTACGGCAGGTTTTGGCGGAGTAGGCGGTGGCGGTGCAGGTTCAGCATCAACTAGCGGAACTGCTGGAACTGCAAATACTGGCGGTGGGGGCGGTGGTGGAGCATATCCCGGGTTAGGTGGGGGCGCAGGCGGTTCAGGCATCGTAGTAGTCAGATACCCCGGCTCGGTGCAGTTTTACACTGGTGGAACTGTTACTTTAAGCGGCATTAGCCCTAATGGGTATTTTGTTGTTCATACGTTTACTGCATCAGGAACTTTGGCTCCAACAACGCCTACAAACTTAGCCCCTTCTTTACCCGCAAACACAACGGTTTTCTATACATCAGGTGTATGGACTGCTCCTGTCGGTGCTACGCAAGTTCAATATCTTGTGGTCGCAGGCGGCGGTGGCGGAGGAATGACTAATACTGCTGGCGGTTACTCAGCCGCAGGCGGTGGTGGTGCTGGTGGATTCTTAACGGCTACTGGTCTTTCTGTTACCGCTGGAACTTCATACACAGTTGTTGTTGGTGGTGGTGGTGCTGGTGCAGTAACAGAAGGCACAGGGGTTACAGGTTCAAGTTCTATCTTTAGTTCAATTACCGCTACAGGTGGTGGCGGCGGCGGTAATGCTGGGGCTACTCCTAACAATGGTTTGCCGGGCGGATCGGGGGGTGGTTCTTCTGGTGGTAGTGCGGGACAGACAGGTGGTGCGGCTTCTCCATCAGGGCAAGGTAATGCTGGTGGTTCCGTTACTGGAAATATTTTTGGCGGCGGTGGTGGTGGTGGCGCAGGAGCCGCT